GCAGTAAACGGTCAGGCAGGATACGTGAGAATTCGCAAACTTTAACAACAACCCCAAACAAAAGGAAAAAACAATGAGTGATAGATTCTTACATGGAATTGAAATCATAGAACTGGATGGCGGCGCACATCCGGTCAGCACTGTTGCATCATCCGTAATCGGATTGGTTGGAACAGCACCAAAAGGCCCAGTGAATAAACCAACAGTAATCACTGGAAATTTGATAGAGGCAATAGACACATTCGGCGATGAAACTGATGGATTCACAATACCTACAGCATTGAAAGGTATCCTGGATCAAACCGGTGCTGTGGTCGTGGTGGTCAATGTTGCCGATCCGGAAAACGAAGACCACTTGGACGAAGATGATGAATTAGATCCGACAGCAATAACCGCAACGGACATCATCGGTGGTGTGCAATCAGACGGAACATACAAAGGTATTCAATGTTTGTTGGCAGCACAGACAGAATGCAAAGTGCAACCACGTATATTGATTGCCCCAGGATTCACACATCAGCCAGGTACAGAAAATGCACCAAATCAGGTTGTGACCGCGTTGTTGGCAGTTGCTGATCGTTTGCGTGCAACGGTTGTTGCTGATTGTCCAAATGGCACAAGAGAACAAGCAACAACATACCAAGCAGAATTTACATCAGCACGTTTGTATTCGGTATATCCATGGGCCAAGGTGCAGAAAGGCGAAAACGTTGTCGAAGAACCTTTGTCAGCACGTGTCGCAGGTTTGATTGCGAAATCGGACAATGATCGTGGTTTCTGGTGGTCTCCATCAAACCAGGAAATCAAAGGCATCATTGGATTGTCAAAGCCGGTGGATTTCACATTGGGCGACAGCCAATGCGTTGCAAATTATTTGAACGAACACAAAGTGGCGACAGTTATCCAACAAGACGGATACAGATTGTGGGGTAACCGCACAGCATCATCAGATACGAAATGGGAATTCCTGTCAGTACGCAGAACAGCAGACTTGATAAATGACAGTTTGTTGGCTGCACACCTGTGGGCAATAGATAGAAACATAAATCGCACATACACCGAAGACGTGTGTGAAAGTGTGAACAGCTATCTGCGTTATCTGAAGAACATCGGTGCGATTATCAACGGCACATGCTGGGCAGATAAAAATCTGAACACATCAGAAAACATCCAATTGGGGAACATCACGTTTGACTTTGATTTTACACCATCGTTCCCAGCCGAACACATAACATTCCGCAGTCGTCTAACAAGCGACTATCTGGAAGAAATCTTTGAATAACAAGGGGGTAAAACATGGCAAAAATCTTGAAGAACTTTAATTTGTTTGTGGATGGTCGTGGCTATGCAGGTAAAGCTGACGAGGTCACACCACCAAAGCTGACTATCAAGACCGAAGACTTTCGTGGGGGCGGAATGGATGTTCCTGCGGCAGTTGATATGGGGATGGAAAAACTTGAGGGCAGTTTTTCAATCGTGGAATACGATCCGGATGTGTTGAAACAATTCGGACTCGTATCCGGAAACCAAGTCCAAGTTACATTGCGTGGTGCGCTGGTTGATGACAAGACAACCACACCAATGACAATCAGTTTGCGTGGCATGTTTACAGAGGTAGATATGGGCAATTTCAAGGCTGGCGATTTGGCCACATTGAAATGCTCCATTGCGTGCCGTTATTACTCGTTGGATATCGGTGGCCAAAAGGTCATTGAAATCGACGTAGATAACATGGTTCGCAACATTGACGGCAAGGATGTCTTGGCGGACATCCGTTCAGCATTGGGGGTGTAACATGGAAAAGATAAAATTGGAATATCCGGTAAAGATAGACGAAACGACATACACAGAATTGACGATGCGGCGCAGCAAAGTCAAAGACAGATTGGCAGTTTCGGTTATGAAAACAACGGATGAAGAAAAGGAAATAAGTCTCTTTGCAAATCTCTGCGAGGTATCACCAACGGTAATCAAAGAACTGGATGAAACCGACTACACCAAAGTCCAAAAGGTGTATATGGGTTTTTTCGGACCTGCGGCGACCTTAGACGAGAAGTAATCGTGCTATCGAAAATAACGCATTGGCCATTATCCGAAATACTGGAAATGGCCGAAGATGACTTTTATGAATGGCACCGGACAGCGGTTGCCATTCAGAAAGAAATAAATGGGGAATAACATGGGTGTCCAAACAGCAGTATCGGTAATCATTGGCGCAGAATTGGGTGGTACATTCAAGGGTGCATTTACATCCAGCCAAAAGCAATTGGACACATTGGGGCGCAGCATCAAACAGCTGAACACCACCTCTGAAAATGTTAATGCGTTCAAGGAACTGCGCCAAAGCACGTTGCAGGCTCGCCAGCAATGGACATCAGCCGAGGCCGAGGTCAAACGTCTGGCAAAAGAAATCAAGAACACCGAAAAGCCAAGCAAAGAACTGAATAACAGTTTTCGCAATGCGAAAAAAGAGGCAGCCATTGCCAAATCTGCATATCAGCAGAACAAGGCTGCCTTGAAAGAAATGTCCACGTCTTTGAAAGCGGCAGGCGTGGACACCAAGAATTTGACCAGTGAGCAAAACCGATTGGGTAAAGCACTGGATATCCTGCGCCAAAGACAAACAGCATTGACGGCGGTAGAGAACAAACGACAGGCTAACCTGTCAAAACGTTCAATGTACCGTTCGCAAATGATGGATGTTGTGGCACTGGGTACATCGTTATATGGATTGGTAAGACCTGCAGTCGCATTTGAAAGTGCGATGGCGGATGTTAAAAAAGTCGTGAACTTTGAAACACCGCAGCAGGTTCGTGAAATGGAAAACGACATCAAAAACCTGTCTAAACGCATACCGCTTGCGTTGGACGGTTTGGCACAGATCGTTGCGGCTGGAGGCCAGTTAGGTGTTCCACGTGAAAAGCTAACTGAGTTTGCCGAAACAGCCGCAAAGATGTCGGTTGCATTTAGCATCACCGCTGACGAGGCTGGTCAATCAATGGCCAAGATGTCAAACGTCTTGCAAATGCCAATTGACCAGATGAGCAAGGTTGGCGATGTTATCAACCACATATCGAATAACATTGCTGCAACCGCACCGGAAATCGTAGAGGTTAATCTGCGTGCAGGTGCGATGGCAAAATCATTCGGGTTGGCATACAACGAAATATCCGCATTAGCAGGTACCTTTGTATCACTTGGTAAAACACCGGAAATCGCATCAACCGCTATCAACATGATGGCATCACGACTGAAACTGATACCGGTGTCGTCCGGTGCAGCACGTGAGGCATTTGACCAACTGAATATATCCATGGCGGAATATACAGAAATGGTTGAATCCGGACGAGGTAAAGATGCATTGATGACGGTGCTTGAGGCACTGAAAAATGTGTCAGGGATCAAACGTTCCCAGATCATGAAAGAGATGTTTGGGGAACAAGCAACCAGACATTTGAATTCATTGGTCGAGGGGTTGGATTCATTAAAATCAAACCTTAATCTGGTCGCAAACGAGGCAGACTATGCAAACAGTATGCACAAAGAATTTACAACCAGATCCGCCACCACAGAAAACAACCTGCAACTGTTGAAAAACCAGATAGCAGTGCTGACCACAAATATCGGTTCAACATTGCTGCCGACAATAAACAGTATGGTTGGAATCTTTGGGAAAGCTGCATCAAGTCTGGCGGACTTTGCGGAAAGACACCCGACACTGATCAAATACATCGGGCTGGCAGTAACCGGCATGATGTCATTTAAACTGGCGACATTTGCGCTGGGGTATGGATTCACGTTCATCAAAGGCGGAATCTTGTCGGTCATCAGCATATTCACCAGAATGCGAACAGCATTTTCATTGCTGAAACTTGGCTTTGGTGGACTGATACCAATCATCAGATCCGTAAGTGCCGCAATCGTCAGCAACCCGATAGGTTTAATCATAACCGGAATCGCTGTTGGGGCGGCACTGATAATCAAGTATTGGAAACCGATATCGGCATTTTTCAAGAGATTGTTTGAGCCGGTAGTAGAGGTATTCAAAAACGTATGGAATTGGGTAACAAACCTATGGGAAAAAGCCAAGGACATATTCAGCGGAATCAAAGAATGGATCAAAGACAGCTGGGTCGGTAAAGCATGGAATTGGGCATTCGGCAGCAATGACGAACAATCAAAGCCACCGGAAATCGGACAGACCGTTGTTGAAAATACAGAGCTTTCCAATGTGAAAGAAATACCACCAACACCGGTTAGCAACACATCAACCCAGACCAACGTATCTGTAAATGCACCGATAACGATAAATGCATCAGCCGGTGCGACAGCGGAACAGATCGCACAGCAGGTATCAATGGAATTGAATGCAAGAGAGCAAGCAGCACAACGAAGACAACGAGGCGTGAACTATGACTAACATAAACTCCGGCACAATGATGATGCTCGGGCAATACCGGTTCAGCATCGATAGTGCTGCGTATCAAACATTCACACGATCCACTGAATA